TTTCTTACCTTAGCCTCACGATTGTATATCGTAGCAACTTTGTTAGCCTCATTCTTAAATTTGGCGTGACTAGACCAGTCAGTCAAAGTGTTAAACAATGCCCAAACAGTAGTACCCATTTCAGCTTTGTATTTAAGAAATGTTTCCTCAAGTAAAACCTGAAGTCTGTCGCTCTTGCCAGCTACCTGTTCGAAAATTTTAGTAGCTGTAGCATTTGTAATACCTGTCTTAGCATACTGTTGCCAAATTTTAACGTTAGCTTCGTAGACCTCAAGAGCTGTCTCCATTTTAGCTATAGCAACATCAGTATCTAGCGTGCTAGTGTGTTTAGCACTATATGAAGACAATGAATCGACTACAACCTGACCGTTCATACAAGCTAATCTAACAGCGCCTAGCATAGACATAAACTTCCAAGTACCATCACATGAGTTAAGCACCATAATTTGAAGCTGGACAAAGTCACCAACATCAACTGCCATTTCATGAGCTGGGAAAGTATAAACAACTTTAGTCTTAGCTCCATTGTGTGAGTAGTGGATTTTTTTAGTCATGCCAGTTCTGTCTAAGTTCGACTTCATAATTACATCGTGGAACTGAGGCATGATGTCAGCATCTTGAACTAGATTATAGTTTTTACCAACAACTGCAATTGGCTCACCAGCTTCATTAACAATAGCTTTGTGTGTCTCTACAGTTTTCTCAATCCATTCTTTTTTTGTAAATAAGCTTTGCTCATAAACTCTTGGGTATTCATTTACTATTTCCATTGTATCTCCTATAAGTTAAAAAGTTGTCTCGCCATCAAGTATGTCTCAATGACGAGGTCATTATATCAGTATTTAATTAAATAGTCAAGCTTTATTTAATTAAACAGGTGTATCAGTTTTAAACCACTTGTCACTAACATCACCATCATCATTTTTGACAGTCCAATATTGAGTAGTAAAACCTAATATGTCTCTGTCTTTTTGTGCATATCTTTTTTCAACTAATGTGACTTCACCAATATATGCATCATCCATCATCCAATAATGATAAAGTTTAACTCTGTTGCCAACTTTAAAATCTTCATAATTATTTTTTGATGGTGCAAACATTTTGTCTTCATCTTCAGTCATTAATTTGTCAAGTGCATCACTTAATATATTTACTGCTTTAGTCATTTGTATCTCCTATTTTATAATCCAAGCCTGTTTTTCTACGTTAGAATGACAGACACCACACGCTATTGCTGACCATGAAAAATGATAAACTGTAGCGAATTTGAAACATAGTGGACAGATAATTTGTTTACCATCTGCCCCAGCTCTAGTATGTTTGTCAACATACTTTGTATTGTGTGTAATCGTATACATTATTTTTTATTACCAGTTCGCATGCCAATGCTAAAAATATTCTTAGCCGCACTATCAAGACAATCAGTAATCTCATGTACAGTTTTATCAAGTTGCTTAATGTGTTTAATCAATATATCAATTTTTTCTTGTTGGTCTGTAATAACCATTTGTTGTTTTTGTATAACTTGAAAAACACTTCCATTTGGAAAACGTGTCATGTCATCTATAGCTATGTTGCCATTATTATCGAAAGCTTCAGAACCCCAGCCATTTTTAATGTCAAATGCTCTGTCAAGTCTTTCGTCCATGTCACGTATATCGTCTGAATAAATACTAAGTTCTATCATTTAAATCTCCTAAAAGTTAAAGTGTGGGGAGGCGAACCTCCCCGGTTAAATTACTTAATGCCTAACCTTATCATTTCTTTCTGCTCCCATCTTGAAACCATCATGCTTAGTTCAGCTTCAGTTGGGTCAAGGTCATCTAGGTATAAATCAGCTTCAACAAAATTCCAGTTTACAACACCGGCTGAGTCAACGTTTTCAGCTCTAACTACTGACCTGTTAAATGCGTCCTGTAGTATGTGTCTACGAGCCTGACCTTTAAGCATACGCTCTTTAGAATCAAGCCTAGCAAGTTCAATGTCATCTAGTTGGTTGTTGATAATATCTAATGTGTTCATTCTAGCTCCTATGGGTTAAAAGTGCCACCGTTTATCTCGATGACAGAGTCATTATATCAGATTAGATACGTTCTGTCAAATTAAATAGAAAAATAAATACAAATAGTTTGCACTAAGTTTTTTCTCAGGGTATGATTCGAGTCTTGGTTTAGTGTTTTTTGGGTAAGCTTACAACCCGGAAAGCACAAACCCCCTGAGGTGGTTGACGTCTCAGAGGGTTCATTAAACTGGTGTTTGCCCACCGTTCTGTAGAAGATTATACCATCTCACAACAACTTGGCAAGTATCAGGATACGAGAGGTGATATGTCTAGCCGATACATGCTTCACTCAGACCTCTATAAATATTAAAGAGAATCAGCAATCGTATTCCATAGCTGTTGATTGATGATAGGTTACTATCGTAGAGTGCAGAAGGCTGAGTACCTATTACAAGGTAGCGATGACTCTAACCTGACTAGCTGTAATGGTGTTAGGCTCGGATGATACTGCGAAGGCTTTATACCGATGAGAATCTCTAGTTTAGTCTAGGCTATTCTAGGGATTTCTTTACCCGAAACTCCCAGCTCAGGCATTACCCGATAAGTTAAAAAGCTCTTTAAAAGGGATTTATCCCTCTGCTTTGTTTAGGAGAGTCTCCGAAGGAGAAGTCAGTACAAGAAAAAAAACAAGTACCATACAGTATCTTTATTGATATAATAGAATCTTTTTCAATATATAATTCTTATGAAGAAAGCAATCTATTACCATTCAATTCCAGCAGAAATCAAGAAATTAGGCATCACACAGAAAGAATGTGCAGAGTTACTTGGATGTTCTTTATCAGGTCTAACTCATCGTATTGCCGCAAACAAACAACAGCTACATTGGGCAATTTATGGAGTCTCAAATTATTTAGGCACAGTAGATAATTTGCAACGTGATGTCGAATGAAGAAGTTGCTGAGACAATTCATAATCTTATGGCATTGCTAACCAAGATTGAAGACAAGCAATTAAAATCAGACTTGGAAGACCAAATCATTTCTTTGTGTGACCAGCTTAAATTTACTATGATTATGGATAAGCTTAAAAATGAGAAATGATGAACATGAAGTACAAAAAGCTATATGTCAATATTTAGACATCAGGAAGATTTTTTATTTTGCTATACCTAATGGTGGTAAACGCAGTAAAAGTGAGGCAGGAAAATTTAGAGCTGAAGGTGTAAAAAGTGGCATACCTGATTTATGTTTATTGATGAATGGCATTGCTTTTTTTTTAGAGGTCAAACGTCCAAAGAATGGCAAAACACCTAAAGGTAGATTGACTGCTAACCAACAAATTATGATAGAAAAATTAGAAGACGCTGGTTCAGACACAGCAGTAGTATATTCAGTTGCTGATGTCATAGGACAACTTATTGACTGGGGATTTAATGAAACAAAATAGAATCACTAAGTCAGCTCGCAATGAAGCATGCACCCTAAAATTAGACCGGTGCTTAGGCAAGGGAGAGACCACAGTCTTTGCCCACAAAAATACAGATGGAGTTGGCATTAAAGCAACTGATGAATTAGGTAGAGATATAGGTTTTTATTCATGTTTCAATTGTCACACCAGTTATGACCAAGGTCATGAGTATTACAGCAAAGAATTTATGGATGAGGTTGTAGAGTTTGCAATACGTGCGACTGATAAAAAACTGAAAGAAAAAGGTTTAAAGTGAATACCTTTGAAGAAGACTTAGAAGATGGACACAATGCAGAACAAGATGTCTTAAAATTATTACAGACCCAATATCCTAGTGCAGTTATTATTCCGGGTTACTGTAAAGAAATGGATATATACGTACCTGAAAAACACAAACGTTATGAAGTTAAAAAAGATTTTAAGAGTAAGTACACAGGAAATTTAGTAGTAGAGATTGGAATGTATGGTAAGCCTTCAGCGTTGATGACCAGTAAAGCTGACACATGGGTTTTTGTTACACCAAATCAATATGGATTTATAGAGAGAGAAAGAGTTAAAGATTGCATCATAGAAAATAACTTAGAATACAAAACGTTTGTTGGTAATGGTGATACAGTATCTAAGAATGCTTATCTAATCAAACAAGAATTGCTTTTTAAATATGCTTATAAAATTGTAAACTATGAGTAATAAACTACAAAGAATTTTAAAGAGAGACAAACCTAAAGCTGATATATTAGAGAACATGACTCGCACTTGGTTTAAAAATTCTGATGCACCTGAAGCTATTGTAACTATTAAACCTAATACCGCATCACGCTCAGTTAAACAAAACGCATTCTATTGGCGCATAGTTTCTATCATTGCTGATGACACAGGAAACTCACCTGATGCACTCCATACATATTTTAGCAGTCAATTTTTAGAGCCTTTAATTGAAGAAGTTAACAACAAACCAGTAGTAGTGATAAAATCGACTACAAAGTTAACTGTAAATGAAATGTCAAAGCACTTGTTAAAGGTTGTAGATTTCGCAGATGACTTAGGAATACGACTTGACTTGCCGGATGATTGGAGAGGTCTAGTAACTGCGGAGGTAGAGAGTGGAGACACAGGAGCTTAAAGAATTTCATATAAGAGAGACTGATACATTGCCATACTTGTACATTGCTTTACTAGAGTATTGTTCTGAGCTTACAGGTGAAACGATAAAAGATATAGATACACAAATGGCTTGGACTATACTTGGAGATAATTTTCCTACAGGAGAAAAACTAAATGGCTAAGATTGGATTGTATGATAACATTCACGCTAAACGTAAAAGAATCAAAGCTGGTAGTGGTGAGACAATGAAACGTAAAGGTGCTAAGGGTAGACCAACTGCCATGAACTTTAGACAAGCCGCTAAGACTGCAAAGAACCGAGGTATTAGATAATGGGTGCGCCAGTTAGAAAAGGAGACAATCCAAGGAGAGCGGCTTTCTTACAACGCATGGGAAAGATGAAAGGAGCTGAATATAAAGATGGTGAAGCAACTCCATTGCTTAAAAGTCTTAGAGCATGGGGAGCTTCAAGTAAAGCTGATGCAGTTGCTAAAGGTAAAGCAATTAGTAAAAGAAATGCGGCTAAAAAAACTAGGACAGCATAATGGCTAGACCCACAATATATACTGAGAAGCTTGAAGATAAAATGCTAGAAGAGATAGCCTCAGGTCGAAGTGTCATCAGTTTATGTAGAGAGGAAGACTGGACACCGAATGCAGATACTTGGTATCGCTGGATGTATAAGATAGATGGATTATCCGATAGATACACGCGCGCGAAGTCAATCAGCTCAGAGTTTCATGCTGACCAAATTTTAGCTATTGCAGATGAAGCAGACAATCAAACATTTCAGGTTGCACGCTTACAGATAGATGCAAGAAAGTGGGTAGCTAGTAAGCTCGTGCCTAACAAGTATGGAGAGAAGACACAGATAGACCATACAAGCTCTGATGAGACCATGAAGCCAACGACTATTCAATTAGTTTCAAAGGCAGACTGATGGCTGGTCTATTAGATGAAATTAAAGATGGAATAAGTGAAGGCTTAGGTAATCTGTGGGATGGTGTCAGCGATTTTGCTGGTGGTTTGTTAGAGGTTAGTCCTGAACGCCAAGCTGAAGTAGACAAATACTATGCAGATTTAGACGCTTTAAGACGCACATTACCGCAACACGCTTGGAGATTTAAAGAACCATCTACTGACCCAAACAAAGCAAAGCGATTTATTAAAAGAATACCTACTGGTCTTGCTGGTGCGATGGATGAAGCACGAACAATATTCTCAACACCTCAACACGTGGCAAAAGGTGCAATTGATTTAGGAACTGGTGGTCTGCTTAATTTAGTAGGAGCTGAGACAATTGGAGAGGAACAACGTGCAGTAGCTGATGCATTTGGTGGTGTGGTTAAAGCTACGTTTGAAGATTGGGATAGCTTTAGCAATGCTGTAGCAAATAACCCTGTAGAAGTATTATCTATCATGGCTGGTGGTGGTATGACTACAGCTAAGTTAGCTTCTTTAGCAAACAATACAGCGCTCAAACCAGCTATCAGAAACACACTATATACTTTGTTAGGTGATGACCCAGTTGATTCAATAATGACTGGTGTATTTAAGTCTAATCTAAACCCTAACCTATCAAATTTAGGACAAAGCAAATTACCCATTACTGTTTTCCAAGGTAACGAAAAGGGTGCAATCTTTACAAAGATGGACATGAACAAGATTGGTACTAACTCAGGCACTAAACGTCAGGGTCATGGTCTATATGTATCAGAGAACAAAGACACCGGTAAAAACTTTGCTAGATATGATTTTGATATGATGAGAGAAGCAAAACTATTATCTGAGATTGAGACTAACACGCCACTTGAAACTAGAATATGGGATGACTTAGCAACAGGTGTTTATCCGGACACAATTCGTAAAGAATTAATGAAGGATGTTACTATCAAGAAAGACTCAGCACAAATGGCAGAAGCAAATAAAATCTTGAGAGAAGTTGAAGAGAGATTTGATACTGCTATGAGCCAACTGTATGAAATAGATTTAAGTGATGAAGCTGTATCTCGAATGATACGCAGAGAATTACCATTGACAGGTCAACCGAATAATGTCCAAGCATTGATGCGCCAAAACGGTATGAAAGATACGGATACAGGTGCAGATTTTTATGAAGCATTAACAGAAGAGTTTGCAGATAAAGTAGGTGGGTTTGGTGCTGAAAAAGCGGCTTCTGCTTATTTATACGAAAACGGTATACCGGGGTCAAAATTTGTAGATGTTGATGGTAATAACAGAGCTATGTCTGAAGGAAAAGCCGACCCTAAAGCAAACAATTACGTCTTGTATTCTACTGACACCTCAAAGATATTAAAAAGACAAGACATTCCTATTACTGAAAACACAGGTGACAGAATAGGTATTACATCAACTATTGGTCAAGAAATAGACACAAGATTTGCTACTAGAAAGTCAGATAAAGACAGACTTCAGAAAGGTGTTATGGATGTACAAACTGAATTAGAAGGCACTAACAATATAATTGTTGGTGAGCAAAGTATTGTAAATTCAGAAGGCTATCCTTTTGTAGGCACTATGTCGGATGGTTCTGCTGGTAGTGGAATAATTACAAGTGTCAATGGCTCTAGTGTTGTAGTTGATGGTAAAGGAGTCAGAAGAACTGGTGGTCAAGAACATATGCTGATACCTGAAAATGTAGACCGAGGTATCTTGTGGGCGTCTGCTAAAGATGCTGTAGGTAAAATAGCTAAATCAGCTAATCAAGCAAGACAGTTATACAAGAAAGACCCATTGCTATTACCATTTAGTATGTCACCAACAGGTTCAGACTTTAGTAATCCCATTACCCAAACAATGCTTAACTCTGCAATCAATGGCTTAGACGCTAAACAGATTGCTATATTAGATGACCTTATACGAACTACATCAAAAGAAAGTGTTAAGAATTCTAAGGGTGAATTTTATATACGCTCTATTAATAAAAAGTGGCGTGGTACTAATTCAAAGAATCCATTAGAAGGCACAACAGGTTCTGAAAGAAAAGAGATAGCTCGTATCATTGATGTAAACTTTAGAACAAGTAGAGGTACTAGAGGAAGTGTTGACTATGACATAGGTGGTAAATTAGTCAAAGGTCAAAACAATGGTGTAGTGTCATATCCTACAGCACGATTAGCAAACGCTGACGAAAAACAATTAAACAAGAAAGAAGGCACACTACAAAATGTTGGGTTACTTAACATGCAAGAATTGATAGGTAAAGAAAAACCAATAACAGAAGCCTATGACACAGTTATTAAAGGTCAGCCAGTTTCTATGTTGCCTGAGAAAGAACGCAACATTAGTATTCTAGATTTGTTTGACAATACAAAAGCAGATGGTTCGCCAATGACAGCAGACAACATGACAGATAGTGACTTTAGAAAATTAACTATGCAGAATCCACCTATTGGTTTAATCACACATGACATATTAATGAACCTAAGCAAAAAGGGATTGTTAGATTAATTGATTACAAAGAAAAGAAATGATATACTTACGCTTAATTAAACAGGAGACACAGCATGGCGCATGTTAGCGGACATAATCCAAATAGAACCTCGTTTGAGCAAATCCTTGCAGAGTTAACAGAAAAATATAGAGGCTTAACTGGCGGCGTAATGGATGGTAACAGAGGCATAGATACTCCAGCAGAACGAGAGTTTTTACAAAACGCAATGAATTCCGATGGTTTTGATACTGACGCTGGTTTGATGGATGCATTAAATAACTATAAAAATACAAACAGTTATACGTTTGATGTAGATGGTAATACAGAAGGTTATACATTTACTGGTGATGGTTTAAGTGATGATGCAATTCAAAGAATGCGAGACATGCAAGGTATTACTGCTTACGGACAAGAAGACCCATTAAACACAATAGGTAATCTAGGAATCGGAGCTAGAGGTTTAGACACACCGGCTGAAAGAGAGTTTTTAGCTAATACAATGAACAGAGACCCAGTTTTAATGCCCGGTAGAACACCAACAATACCTGATGTAGTACCGGCTGGTATGCACCGAATGCCTGATGGCTCACTAATGAATGATTCTGACATGAATTATGCTGGAACTGGAGAGATGAGTCCTAACCCAACTGTTGTAGACCGCAACGCATTTAACAGACAATTTGCGGCGCTAACCAACGAAGAAAAATCTAGAGTTGAAATGATGATGTCGCAAATGAATGACCAACAAAAGGCAGACTTTGCGGCTGGTCTTACTGGAGCGCCATTAAATGGTTACGCTGTTCAGGATGAAAGATATGATTACATGAGACGAGGAGGTCGCTTCTAATGTCTTTATCTAATTACACAGGACTAAAAGCTTCTATAGCTGACTTCCTAAACAGAGATGACCTTACAGCAGTAATACCTGATTTCATTACATTGGCTGAGGCACAAATAAACAGAGACATTAGACACTTTAAGATGGAAGCAAGGTCTAGTGGTCAACAGTCAGCAAACGATGAGTATATGCAAACTCCTGCTGATTGGATAGAAACAATAAGATTACATCTCACAGGCACAGGAACTACAGTTGTTAATTTAGTTTCTAGAGATGCTATGGCTGACAAACGTCAAGCTCAGAGTGATGCCACAGGAACACCAATAATGTACACACACGCAGATGGACAATTTCAATTGTACCCAACTCCGGGAAACGACACAGATTTTGAGTTGCTTTACTATCAGAAAGTACCATCCCTTAGTAGTAACTCAGATAATTGGCTTTTGCTAGAAGCACCTGATGTATACCTCTACGGAGCGTTACTACACTCAGCACCGTATTTAGCAGAAGACCAAAGGGTAGCAGTTTGGGCGCAGATGTATTCTGCCGCAGTTGCTAGATTAAATGAATATTCTGACAATGCACGTTTTAGTGGGTCAGGATTAACACTTAAAGTGAGAGGATTAGTATGAGTTTTTCAAACTTCTTAGAAACAGAGATATTAGACCACGTCTTTGCAGGTGCGGCTTACACAGCTCCAACTACAAAATACTTAGCGTTGTTTACAGCATTAGCAGATGGCGAAGCAGGTTCAGTTACTGAAGTAAGTGGTGGTGGTTATGCACGTCAATCAGTTGCATTTACAACGTCAGGTAACACTACGTCTAATAACGCGGCAGTAGAATATCCTACAGCTACAGCTAACTATGGAACAGTAACACACGTTGGTGTTTACGATGCTTCATCATCAGGTAACTTAATGGCTTATGCGGCTTTATCGTCAAATAAGACTATTGAAACTGGTGACGTGTTTCGTGTGCCATCAGGTGACCTAGACATTACACTTAACTAATTAAGTAAATGGCTTTTGAGTATGGTGAATCGTATTTCGGTTTACGGTCATTTGGCTCAAGTGCAGGTGATGTAAAGGATGCTTCTGCTACAGTAACTGCTACTTCAGGTGCTAATGGTGTAAATTGGATTGTCAACTTAGGTGGCGATGCTTCTACGACTGTAACATCTAGTGCCACTTGTAGTGGTGAAGTAGTGATTATTGAAGATACTTCTTCTCGTCTGTATGGCGATTGGCAGTATGGTGTCGGTGTGTTTGATGGTGATGACAACTTACAAACAGTAGTCACAGCAACGTCAAGTGCAACAGCAGACAGTCAGCGTGTAAGAATAGCTTCGGCAACTTCAACTGTTGCTTCAGGATTTAGTGCAAATGCCAGACGTATTCCTAATGGCTCAGTATTAATTTCAGGTGGTTCAACGACTACAATCAATACAACAGCAAATGGTACTAGACGTAGAATAGGTACTGCTACATCAACTACAACATCTAGCATAACTGAGAGTGTGATGCGTGTTCGCACAAGTCCACAAACAGCTAACGCAGTTGTTACAACTAGTGCAATTGGTGTGTTTGCTATTACTGCATCATCAACAATAACTGTTGCATCAACAAGTGCGGCGATATGTAATCGTGTTAGATTTGGCTCAGGTGTACCTACAGCAGTAGCCAGTATTACTGTACTCGGATTTGCTACAAGGGGTGGAATTGCATCAACGAGTAGCACTCATACAAATGAGGTAACTGTTGCTAGTGTGAGTGGTGCTAATAAATACTTTATAAATGGCGTACAACAAGAAGCACAATTCTTAGTTGAAGGCAACACGTATGTGTTTAATTACCCATCAGGACATCCGTTAAGATTTTCTACTACCTCTAATGGTACACATGCGAGTGGAACAGAATACACAACAGGAGTAACACACAACTCATCAACGCAGTCTACAATAGTTGTAGCAGATGGAACGCCTGACTTATATTACTATTGTTCTCTGCATTCAGGAATGGGTGGCACAGCAACAACACCAAACAATTCTACAAACTCAAGTATTACAAGTGATTCAGAACAAATATTTCAAGGTCATGCAGTTACACAACCTGAAGCAAGTATTACAGCAACATGCAACAGAGTACATCGTGTCGGTGGTATAGTATCATCTACATCAGGAACAGCTACAATTGGTAGAGAGAAATGGGAGTTAATAACTAATAACTCTGTAACTTGGACACAAATAGCGGCTTAATATGGCATTAATACCTTTACAATTACCACCGGGTCAATACAGAAACGGTACTGATTTCGATGCTTCTAACAGATGGAGAGATGCTAGTCTTGTTAGATGGCTTGATGGCTCTTTACGACCAGTAGGTGGATGGACAAGCAGAAAGACAAGTGCCTTTGCATCAGCACCTAGAGCAATGCTAACTTGGTTAGATAACTCTAGTGATTCTTATTTAGCAGGTGGAACATATAACAAACTTTATTATGTAAATCCTTCACAGACAGTATACGATATAACACCATCAGGTTTGACAGCAGGTAATTTAAACGGTGCGTTAAATGTAGGTTTTGGTGGTGGTTTTTACGGTTACACTAATTATGGTCGTGCGCCAACTTCATCAGGTATATATGCAGAAGCTACAACTTGGTCACTAGACACATGGGGTGAATACCTTATGGCTTGTTCATCTAAAGATGGCAAGATATATGAATGGCAATTAAACACAGGAGTTGTAGCACAGGTAGTAGCTAATGCTCCAGTCAATAATAAAGCTTTAGTTGTTACTGAAGAGCGATTTGTGTTTGCACTTGGTGCAGGAGGTAATCCTAGAAAAATAGCATGGTGTGACCAAGAAAACAATACGTCATGGACACCTGCCGCCACTAACCAAGCAGGTGATTTTGAGTTACAGACAGTAGGTCAAATAATGTGTGGCTTACGCATGAGAGGTCGAACATTAATTCTTACTGATAACGATGCACACGTTGCACAATATTCAGGTGCGCCTTTTGTATATGGTTTTGAAAGAGTAGGTACAGCTTGTGGTGTTGCATCAAGACGTGGCGCTGTAGCAATTGATGAAGGTGCATTTTGGATGGGGCAGAATGGATTCTTTACTTTTGATGGTTCAGTAGCAAGTGAAATACCTTGTGAAGTATCTGATTATGTATTTGATGACATGAACCCATCGCAAATAACTAAAGTGTATGCAGTACACAACTCACAACATGGAGAGATATGGTGGTTTTATCCTTCAGGAACATCAACGGAGAACGATAGATATGTGGCATTAGATTACAAAGAAGGTTATTGGACAACTGGTGAATTAGACAGAACAGCAGGTGTTGACCAAGGTGTATTTAAAAACCCTATATGGGCAGATGCTAGTGGTAATCTTTACAATCAAGAGACAGGTTACACACATGGCACAACAAAACCTTACGCTGAGTCAGGCTCAATTAGTTTAGGTAATGGTGATAGCATAATGAAAGTTACACAACTTATACCTGACGAAAAAACACAAGGACAAGTAGAAGTTACATTTAAGACACGTTTTCATCCTAATGATACTGAGACCTCACATGGCGCATTTACGCTTGGTAATCCTACAGATGTACGCTTTCAGGGTAGACAAGTGCGTATTAAAGTACAAGGTACAGGCAATGAAAACTGGCGCTCAGGTGTTATGCGTATAGAAGCAAATGCAGGAGGTAGGCGATGAGTGTTGCAAATCCTCCACCACCACTAGGAAAAGATTGGAAACCTTGGGGTGAGCGACTTAATGCGTTTATTACAACTACAAGAAACAAATTACAGTTTTATAACTCAGATAGTAAAGCTACACAAGATGGCATTATTATGTGGGATGAAGCTCAGGATTGCCCTGTAGTTTCTAAAAATGGAGCATGGATTAGGATAAAATTAGACCCATGAATATACAAGAACAACTTATGGCTGGTAAAGAATGGATAGAGTCTGCTTTAAATAAAGGCGGCGATACTCATGACTTTAAAGACATTGTTGATGGGGTATTAAGTGGTCACATGCAGTTATGGATGGGGTCAAACGGATGTGCAGTAACTGAAATTGTAGTGTATCCTAATAAGAAAGTGCTACACGTATTTCTAGCAGGCGGTGATAAAGGCTATGGAATTAAACAAATTACTGACATGCATGATAGTGCAATGGCATGGGGAAAATTACAAGGCTGTGATGGTATGTCAATAGCCGGAAGAAAAGGATGGAAACGTGTTCTTGAAGCTAAAGGATGGAAAGAACAACTAACAATATTAGCAAAGGAGTTTTGACATGAGTTCAGGTGGCGGCGGAAAAGGTGGCGGCAAAAAAACAACTACAGAAACTACAGTTCCTGAGTGGATAAGAGCGCCAGCAGAAAGAAACCTACAAAGGGCAGAAGCCTTACAACAAATCGAGTACATGCCATATTATGGTGCAGAAGTTGCGGCTTTTAATCCAAATCAAGAAATGGCATTTCAAAACAATGCCAATACTGCGGCGGCATTTGGTTTGTTAGCTCCTACAGATGCAATGGCTGGTATGCCTACTCCAACGACATATGACAATGGTATGAAAGGTTACAGCTCAATACCAATCTACGACCAAGCTAAAAAAGATTTAGCGGCTAACTACGGTGATACTGTAGACGCTTACGATGCGTTATTTGGTAACGCTGTACCGGCTAATGTAGCAAGTTCATCAGGAGGTGGAGGCGGACGAGGCGGAATAGGTATTAGCTTTGGTGGTCAACAGCCACAATTGTCACAAGCAGAACGAATGGCACAAACCTATGCAAACGTCAAAGTAGGCGAAGATGCGAATGGTAATTCAATATATGGTTACACAGGTCAAGATGAACGTGCTACTGGTGGTGTAAATATGTCAAGAGCAGGTATTAGGTCAGGCACAACAGAGCCAAAAGTTAATTACAATGTACAAGTAAATAAACCAAAAGCTAAATCTTATGCCAATCAGAGAACTTACAAGAGTAAAGGTGGTACGTACACTAATCCAAATAACAAATCCTATACTGGAGGTAGATAATGGCTAATCAAGGACTTCCCGGCGGACAAACAACTCCACCAAACATAAACAGCCTAGCCGCTCAAGGCATACAAGGTGCAGGATTAGGTTCTGCGGCAGGAATGGCATACAATCCTAGTCAAGTAGGTGTAGCAGGTACTAGTGCATCAGTAACACCAACTAATGTTGCAGGTACAAACGTCACAGGTACAAATGTTACAGGTACAAATGTGACTCCACAATCTTTAGCAAATACTAATTTAAGTGCATATACAAACCCTTTTGATAATGCTGTAGTAAAAGCAAATGAGGCAGATATATTACGTGGTGCTAATATGGGTTTAAATACTTTACAAGGTCAAGCACAAGCCGCAGGTAGTTTTGGTGGTAGCAGACATGGTATTGCAATGGGTGAAATAGGTAGAGATACTCTTAGTCAATTAGCACAAGCTTCAGCAGGACTGAGACAAGCAGGTTACCAAAACGCACAAAATGCCGCTTTTCAAGATATAGGCAATAACTTTCAAGGTCAACTTGCTAATCAAGCTAATAATTTACAAGCACAAGGAATGAACCAAGGTAATAACTTACAAGCACAATTAGCTAACCAAGGAAATGCATTACAAGCAGGACTAGCAAACCAATCTGCAAACATGCAGGGTCAGTTGGCTAACCAACAAGCTGGAATGGGTGATATATCAAATCAAATGCAAGCTAGTTTAGCCAATCAACAAGCAGGACTTGCAGGCGCACAACAGAGACTAGGTGCGGCAAACCAGTTAGGACAAGTTTCTAATCTTGGATTTAACATGGGTCAAACTGTTAACAATAACTTGGCTATGCAAGGCGCACAACAACAAGCAATGCAACAAGCTTTGTTTGATGCGGCACAACGTCAATTTAGAGGCTACACAGGACAAGGCGCAAACACTCTTGGATATGTTAATCAAGCACTTGGACAAACGCCTAATGTTGGTACAACAACTAAACAAGAAACTAAACAAAATGGAATATTTGATTACTTAACTGCAATGAGTAATAGCTATACTGGAGGTAACTAATGTCACTTGGTAATAGAGCTTTAGGCATAATGGGCATGATTGGATTAAGCGGTCTTGCTGATAAAGACGAAGAGCAAACTGCACCGCAAGAAGGTGGTAGTGGCATGGGCATGGGTCTTGGCAATGTTATGACTAACATGAGTAATTCTTTATTTAAAGGCATGAGTCAAGAACAAGTCTACAGAATGGGGCAAGGGTTTAACACTTTACGTTTTGAGCCTGATGACAGAATGGCGGCTAATTTTGAGTCTAGACTTGACGCCATGGACAAAGAAAAAAGCGCTACAGCCGCAAGAACAAACGCTGTAAATGCTCTTTTAAACATGAAATCAGACGAATATCCTAATGGAAGAACAGATTTAGCCGCACTTGTTAAGCAAGGAGTAATGCCCGGTGCAGATGCAATAAAAGAAGCAATTAAAAAGACTAAACCAAGCGCATTACAAGAAAAATTGGCAATATTTAGTGACCCAGCTAATCCATATAACCTAACTACAGCACAACAAAAACTTGGTATAAATAATACGCTAGGCATAGCTGTTACAAAAAGTGATTTACAAGATAAACTCGATATTTACAAACAAATGAGTGCTGATGGCACGTTAACACCTGATATGAAAGAGTTATTGGGTATACCAAAAACAGTACAAACTAAGTTTGACCAAGATTGGGCAAATTTAACTTTATTTGCTGAACAAAATGGTATGAAGCCGGCTGAATTAGCTGAAAAACAACTCGCTCTTATTACTGGTGTACAACCTAATGATGGCGTAACAGCCAAAATGCGTGAAATGGATTACAGAGCCGAGCGTGCTGGTTTAGTACCGGGAACTGATAAATATAAAGACTTTTTCTTAAACTTTGGAAGTGGTGAATCTAACATTGATATTGATATAGATAATTCTGACCCTACTGCGGCTGTAAACGCAGATTATTTGAAAAAAATGCAAGAAGGATATGTTGAAAAAGATTTAGAACAAATTGCGGCAGTTGAGTTAGCAGTTAAAAATATTCGTAAAGTTGACCAAGTTTTAAATATATTGAACGCTGAAGGCGCACAAGCAAACTTGGGTTATTTGTCTGATTTTCACAGTACCGTTGATAGAGTCATGGCAAGCCTTAATTTGTCTAAAGAAGCGGCAAAGAGCGCAACCTATGACCAACGTTTAGAGGCATTATTAGGTAGTGATGTATTTGGAATGATTAACATTCTTGGTATTGGTGCTAGAGGATTAGATACACCAGCAGAAAGAGACTTTCTTATTGAAGTTATGACTGGTACAAGAAAACTAACGCCTGACGCTTTAAAAGAAATGACACTTTACAGACGTAAATACTCACGTTTAGTTGTTGAGGAATATCATAAGCGTTTAGATAATGGTTATTATGCTGATGCAAATGCGGTACGAAAATTGCCGAGATATGATTGGGTTAAACCATTGCCGGCATACGAACCTATGAAGTTAGACGAAATAATAACACCTTCAGACAAAGATATTTTAGACCTTTACATAATAAGGACTTAATAATGGCAACTGCAACCGCACAACCTACTTTTGAAGAGTTACAACAAGGCATAATCAGGGCGCATAAAGCTGAAGACTTTGCGGCGGCACAACGCATGGCAGAGATACTTCAAGAATTGTATCCGGAGGGTAAGGTTGAGGTTACACCTCAAAATTTAGTTGATGAAGCACAATTTGCCTCAGAAGAGCTTGGCGATGTTGAAACAGCCGCAGAACAGATAACTAATACAACAAGACCTGTTAATTATATTGTCGCAACTGGTGAACCGGGTGAAGTAGTAACTGAAAATCCAAACGGTATTAGAAGTTATGTGAATCAAGAAGCTAGAATTGTTAGTGAAGACCCCGGCGTTATAGAAGCGGCATTAGCCTATTTTGAAGGGGCAAGTGATTTAAACCCTGTTGAATTACACAAACGTCAACAAGCAAAAGATAGTTTAACTACATCAGAAAAAATTCAAGGTATGACTGGCAATGTGTTACAAGGTGTTTTAGGCACAGGTAGTAGATTAGATGAAACACTTGGCGGTGTTACAGATGGTGTAAATTGGTTATATCAACAAGCTAACAGGTCTTTTCCATATACACAAGGTGTTTTTGAAAGTGGTGATACATCACCAAATAATAATTTATTACAAACTGGTGATGAAGCCAAAGCACGTTACAAAGAAGTAGATGCTCGATTTGACACAGCTTATCCGGGCGTATCTATGGGTGCTAATTTAACTGGTGCAATTGGTAGTGGTGTAGCACTTGGCACAACAAGACCAGCACAAAAATTGTATTCATGGATTAATGGATTACCAACTTGGCAAAAAATTGTTGGAACTATAGGCGCTGGAGGTGCAGGAGGTTTGCTTGAAGGTATTCTATACGGTAGTGGTTTAGATGAGTCTGATAATAATAAATCATCATATCAAAACGCTAAAGATATGGGTACGTTAGGAATATTTACTGGAGCTGGAGGCGCTGTATTACCAATACCATTTATAGCTGGATGGATAAGAATTAGACATGGATTAAAAGATAAATCTGTCGAACAGATTGGCGAAATTATGGATATTAGTCCGGAAGCTAGTAATGTAGTGCGTACTGTGCTTGACGATACTGGCTCTAGTTTAGAAGATATGACAGATAGAATAGCAAAAGCTGGTAAAGATGGAATGATAGCTGATGCAGATAAAGCTACAGAAGTTATTACAGATGCAGTAGCAACTGCTGGCGGCGGTTCAGCTTCTACTATTGCTAGAAATGTTGAAGAAAGAACAACTAGCGCGTTTAAAGATTTAAATACGTCTATGGATACAAACATAGCAAAATTGCCACCAATGAAAGACGCTCCTGAACTTAAACAAGACGTTGTTGAATTAGCTAAAGCATCAGCAGAAAAATCTAGACCAAAAAGACAAGCCGCTTATGACAAATCATACAATTTTAATGTAGATTATTTATCTGACGCTGGTACACAAATAACACAGTTGTTAGATGAAATAGACCCAGCAATGATGACACAAGTGTTAAGAAACATTAATGGCAGTATCAAAAAAGCTGGTGGTGACACTACACAACTTGCACTTAAAAAGAGTCTTAATATTGAAGGTAAAGAAGTCATTGAATTAGCTGAACTACCTACAATGAAACAACTTGATTTTATTAAAAGAGAATTAAGTAGTATTGCTTACGAATCACCGGGTGTTATGAAACCGGGTCAGTTAATTCCAGTAAGAGGTAAAAATGCAAATGATGCTCTAGACCTACGTTACAGATTATCAGAATTGCTAAAAGGCATGAACCCAGCTTATCGTGAAGCAGTTAAATTAGGTCAAGATAAAATAACACGAGAAAATGCGCTTGATGTTGGTAGCCGCATGTTAAGAACAGATGTAACGCCACAAGAAGTAGCGCGTTTAATGAAAGAAGCTGGTGAAGCTGAAAAAGAGATGGCAAGGTATGGTTTACGTTCTAATCTTGACCAAATGATTTCTAGGATTAAAGGTTCTCCAACAAGACAAATGGATTCTAAACAATTAGACGTTTTATTTAGAGAGTTGTCAAGTGATGACAATAGAACAATTCTTAAATCAGTATTAGGAACAAAAGAATACAAAAAATTAGTAAAAATGTTAGATAGAGCAGAGACAGCTATTCACTTTAAGGCAGTTGTAGCTGAAAACTCTAAGACTGGCATTAGATTGCAAACTAATCAAACTATTAATGAAGCCGCCGCACAACCTGTGCGTGACGCACTAGGGGAGGCTCAACCATTTGTAGCTACTAGAGAAATACTTAAAAAAATAAATCAAAGTAGATTGTTTACAGCAAAACGCAAAAATATGATTATGAAAGACTTAGCTAATGCTATGACAGGGCAAAAAGGCACAAAGGCTATTGCACAATTAAGAGAAGTTTATAACGCAGTTAAAGATGGAAACACAACATTAGCACAGATTGAATATTTAAGTAATTTTCTTGCAACTAGTTTAAATGCAATTCCAATGGCTACTACAATAGGAACTGGTAGAGAAGTACAAGAATTTATATCAGAGGATTAAGAATGAAACTGAAAAAAATGACAGATGATGAGGTTCAAGACATAGTTAAAGACGCTTTGAGTGAAGCAACATCTTTTATTGAAAGTGAAATATCTCAAGACCGAATTAAATCACAACGTTATTTTGAAGGTGAGGTAGATATAGGACAAGAAGAAGGACGCTCTAAAATTGTTGCTACTAAAGTACGTGATACTATCAGAGCAATTAAGCCAAGTTTAATGCGTGTGTTTTTATCATCAGAAAACCCTGTAGAATTTGTTCCTACTAGCCAAGAAGACGTAGTAAATGCAGAACAAGCTACGAAATACGCACATTGGAAATTTCAGCAACTAAACGGTTACAATCTTTTAAATGATGCTATACATGATGCATTAGTTAAGAAAACAGGTGTTTTAAAAATATGGTGGGAAGACACAACTGATGCGGAAATACGTTCTTACACTAATTTGACTGAGGAAGAACTATCAGCTATTGTTAATGAAGATAATGTAGAAGTTATTGAACATACTGCTGAATTAGGCATGATGACTGATGAAACAGGAATACAAACTGAACAAGAAAAACATTCATTAAAAGTTAGCTATCAAAAAAAACAAGGTGAGTTAAAAATAGAAGGTGTACCACCGGAAGAATTTCTTGTTGACAGAAATGCTAAAAGTGTAAGTGATGCGTACATAGTTGCCCACAAAACTGAAATGCGCGTTAGTGATTTAGTGTCAATGGGATACGATTTTGAAAGAATATCAGAATTATCCGGTTTAAGTTCAGATAGTACATACACAGACACCGAACAATTTGAACGTCAAGGTTATGAGCAAGAAGATGAAGACATAACAGATGTGTCAATGAAGCAAGTGCAAGTAACTGAAGCTTACATGAAAATTGATAAAGAAGGTACAGGTGTAGCAATAATGTACAGAGTTTTACTTGCTGGTGGTGAAAGTGAAGTATTAGAATGTGAGCCATATGGTGAAGTGCCATTTGCAGTATTTGAAATTGACCCTGAGCCGCACACATTTTTTGGCAGAAGTGTTGCAGATTTAATTATGAATGACCAAGACTCTTCTACTGCTATGCTTAGAGGAATGATGGACAACGTAGCATTAACAAACTCACCAAGACAAGGTTATGTGCAAGGACAAGTAAATGTTGACGATTTAATGAACAATGAGATAGGTGGTCTAGTAAGAATGAAGTCACCACAAGCGCTTGTAGATATTGCAACTCCTTTTGTCGCAGGTCAGGTATTAACTGCGATGCAATACATGGACGATGCGGTAGAAGCTAAATCCGGTGTAAGCCGAGCGTCTATGGGTCTTGACCCT